TTGCACGTTGCTACAGATGTTAGAACGCAAGCAATGTCAGCGCTGCTAATGTATATTGCCTCAGCCGTAGCCGACGTGCTGCACGCGGAAGATGTTGAAGCCGAAGTCGGCCTAACGCGTACTATGTCAGCGCTAGTAGTTGACGCAGCGGCAATTGAGCTATCTGCCGTGCGAACGCGATTATAATCAGCTGACGTAGTTGAGGCGCAGGTTGATGCTGCATCGCTCTCACGCACGCGCTGGGCGGCGGAAGTTGTCGTTGTGGATGTTGTGCTAGACGCAGACGCTTCACGCACTCTAACGGCCTCTGATGAGGTCGTAGACACGCTCACAACGATAGATGCGTCTAACCTGACACGAACCGAAGCCGCAGCAGTCGTTGTCGTGACAATAATCGTGCCAGCGCCGTCAGTGACAAAGCCATCAAGCCCGTAGTTATACGAGCCGTATGTAGCCCTGCCGTAGCCAGAACGATACTCAGCCATTAGTCAAGCGTAACGTCAAGATCACCCGCCGGGAGTCTAAACACATCGCCCGTGTCAATCGCCTTGCTTGTGGTCAGCGCCGCGTAAGCAATCAAATTGCCGCCAGACGCCGCGTCGAACACGCCAACGTCAGTCACCGTGCCGTAGCCAGCCGTGGCAACTGGCCACTCAATCGCAGCAGTGTTTGAGGCAGTGTTGCCGGAAACAGTAAACGTAACAGACTGACGCGCATAACCGCCGCCAGATACTTCAGTTCCGCCGCCGGGATCAGATGGCGATGCAGTGTAAAGTGCAATATGCCACTCAGTCGGGCGTGTTGCGCTGCTCGTCGTGAAGACCCAAGTTAAAACTGTGGTCTCGAATGTGTCTGAAAAACTCATTTTAGTAAGCCCTTATTTTCATGCGACGGCCTGATCCGCCAAATTTAGCTTTCTCGCTTTCTGCGTTTATAGCATCAATCGCGCTTTGATACAAAGCAGCCCAGACCTGCAAGCGCGCATCATCCTTCAGATACGGAGCGGAATGTATGAGCGAGCCATACAAATACGCGTCAGGATAATGCTCAAGCAACCAGTTGCTTGTGTTGCTGTCACTCAACGCAGGCAATTCAGATATATAATACAACTCCGCAGTGTAAGTGCCAGCTGGCGCAGGAAAGATCTCAATCTCACCAGCAGTAATCGCATAGTAAGCTGGCTCTCCGCTGGTGTTGGCTCTGTTGTACTTGCGGTCAAGTAATTGAAACTGGCTAATTAATTCAAGCGGGCGTGACTCGCCTGACGTAATGTAAAACCGAATGGCCTCAACAAAGTCAGCAGGTATTGCGCTGTACTGCGTGTCAAGTTCCGCAGTGCTGCGCTTTTCCTGCCGCCAGTGACGAATGTCGCGAGACAAGTTTGATTCAGCAAGCGAAATAAACGTCGGCGTGACTGACGCCAAGTCATCACGGTTGAGAAAGTCCGTGACGTTAGATTGCAGCTCTGCGTAAGTTGTGATTGCCATTACTGTAACAGTCCTTGCCGTTGTTGCTCTTCATTAGCACGTTTTTGCATTTCTTGTAAGGCCAGTAAGCCGCCGGGGGCCATAGCACCACTAAAGAGCAATTTTTGCATTTGTCTAATCTTTTCAGCGCGGGTCATTCCGGGGATTTCGTCATTGTATTCAATAACTTCCGGCACTCCTTGACGCTTTAGCTTCTCAATGGCAGCGGTATTTCCTTGAGGAACCAAGGCGGCATCAAAATCACGAAGCTGTGCAACTGACCGTGGCTTAGCCTCAAAGTAAGCCGTAGGCATCCCTTTAACTTCCTTTTTGAATAAATCCAAAGATTTTAAAGCGTCCCTTTTAGCGCCAGAGGGAGCGTTGGCCCAAGACACATCTCTATTCATTGCCACGTCAGTTATGTAATCTTGAGCAAATCTAAAACTTCCATTGAAGTGCTTTTGAGCGAGATCTTCAACTTCGTTATACACGTCGCTATCAAGCGATCCATGCACGTCGGCCATATCGTTGTCCACTGGGCGTATCAATCCACGACTTGCCTTTATGTCCTCTAAATCTTTAAATTTATTAGAAGAAACGGCACGCATCAAGCCACCGCTAAATGTACCTTCAGAGCCAGCCTCAAACGCCTTGGCCTTATTCATTCGCTTATAGGCTTCCTCAATAGTATAAGGCTTGGGCTTACGCTTAACTCCAGACGAGGTATATGGCTCCTCTGGGTATATCATCCGCTGCACTTCACCATAATCAGACATGCCGCTGTAGGGGGCAAGTGCAGTCTCACTGTCATACAAGGCCTCACCAGACTTTCGTTGGACCTCATTCACATAGTCACGAAATTGGTCAAAGTCTTTGGGATCAGCAATCTTATTAGCTTTGCCAAATTGAGCAACGCGCATCATGTAGTCTTGATCTTCAAAACCCATTGTGCTGTCTATCCAGCTGCTACCCATGTGGCCAAAGTCAGGATCACTCCTCAGCGCTGCCCTTGCTTTGTCCTCATCCGCAAATTCAACAAAACCCTTATTCTGCCTGCCAGTGTAAGCATCGTTTGGCCAAACAGGTAAGTCACGACTAGGGGCAATCTTGTTTGGGGCAAGTAGGAGACTAATGTCTCCATACTCCTCAAGAGGAAAGTTTGCGTTTGATATAGCCAAAGAAGGCATGGGTATGCCGCCAATCTCTGCCGCTGCCATAACGCCCTTTGTGTTAATGTTGTGATGAGCTATAAGAGGGGCGTCCCCTTTCGTTAGCGCCTTCGGCTTCAACCGCACATTACCCAGCAGCGAACCCATCGCATTGGGGTCAACCTCAACGCGCTTGGCCGTATCAAGCAAACCACGCGCACCAGACTTAACAGCCTTCGCAGCTGCGTCACCAATGCCGGGGAATAAACCCAACACAGCAGCACCGCCCAGCGCGCCAACTAAAGCCCAATTCGGGTTTTCAGATGTAGCCTCATCGTAAATCTCTTTGACAGCCATCGCGTCACCGATGATTGGCGTGGCCTCAGCTATAAAGCGAGCCGCGTCCATCGGCGTGATATTCGGCACGTCAACAGCAAGCCGACGACCTTCGTCAGCATAGCCAGCGTAATCGCCGGGTGATAGCAAGCCGACCAAAACTTACTTACCGTATTTTTTTGACAGGCAAGTGCCAGCACGTTTACATCCGGCGGGGGTGGGGCAACCTTTACATGGTGTCATGTCATCAATCCTCATTTTTCTGCACATTAGCACATTTATTTGACAAAGGCCATGCAGGGTGTATTCCCCGCAATATCACAGTTCGCCTAAATCATCCATAATCTTTTCCATGCGGGAAGACAGCTTCCAATGGCCGGCGCGCCAGCGAGCCGCAAATTGCGCTTCCTCTAAACTCAAGCCTTTGCCGATGTATGTCTTAATCCATTGATTCATACGGATATTTTTCATCTTGGGCGACAGCTTGTGAAACGGAACCTGCTTCATGCGATACCTTTTAAATTACGCTTGAGACTTTGCGTCCAGCTGGACATAGAGCCTGACAGTGCAGTCGCAGCATCGCTGGCCATTGTCAGGCATAAAGCATCTGCAAGGTCAGGTGACTTCAAACCGCGCTTGCGCATCTCATCCTTGCTCTCAGCCTTCATCTTGCCCGATGACGTGAAGCTATACCGGATCGCCGTCAATTCAGCCAACAGCTGGTCATCCTTCGGCAACTTGCACGAACGATCCTCAAGCCAACCCTTCGTCTTAAACCAAAGCTCACTGCGCAAGTTCATATGCGTCTTACCCATGGCCGGTGCCTCGCCAACATTAATCCCTCTGACAGGCGCACCAAGCTCACGCAATCTATCAACAACGCCGCCGCCAACGCCAATGCTGTCAACAAGTATTTCCTTCGGACGAGCGCTGGGAGGCAAACCCTCAAACTCAGCCATCACCCGGCCGACAGTCTGCATCAGATCCAACCCCTGCCAGCTAGTAATCTCAGTCACCACATTGCCATACCGCTTGCACAGCGCAGTCTTATCCGTACCAAAGCGCGCAACGTCCAAACCCCAGATAGGCTTCTCATCCGGCGTCACCTCAATGTCACGATGAATTGCACTCTCAGCCAAGTGAAACGGAATGATCGTGTCATCGTCCGCCATCGGGAACTCACCAAGCACGCGAATCCTAAACGCGTTTGACTCCTCCCCATATCTAGCACGCATCTCGTCAACAAACTCATCGCTGACCAGCGGACTGTCGATGCAGGACCAACGCCGCGTCCACCAGCTGTCTGCCATCCGCGTCTGACTCTCATAAAACGTACCAGACGAGCGCGTTGGGTTGCTCAGCAAAATCGTAGTCGCAGCGTGGCCAGACATCGAGCCAGCAGCAGCCTCAAACACCTTCTCAGGCACACCAGAAGCCTCGTCCACAACCAACAGCACATTCTCCGAGTGAACCCCAGCCAGCGCCTCCGGCGTCTCTGCCCGGCTCGTCCGAGCCGAAATAAACGCCTCACTCGGCGCTGCATTCAACTCAACTCGATCAGACTTAACCGTAAGCAACACCTTCAACTGCGGGGGCAGCTCGTTAATCCAACGCTTCAACTCCGCAAACAACGCATCAAACAACTGACCACTGGTCGGCGCTGTCACAACAACCTTATTCGGAAAGCGCAACAAAACAAACCACAGCATAATCCAACTAGCCGACGTGGACTTACCCGTGCCGTGGCCGCTGCGAATGCTAACCTTGCGCTCACCGTCTGCAACAGCCCGCAGAAACTCAGCCTGATAATC